GGTCGCGTGTGTCCTTGTCGTAGTCATCGATCAAGTCAGACGCCAGCGTCTGTAGTTCTTTCTCGTCGATGTAGTCGGCAAGGTTTGCGTCAAAGTCTTCAGCGGTTTCTTTGACAGGCTTTAGATCAATAATGATCTCGCCATCAATGCCCACCTTCACTTCGTCCGGGTTCTCAATTTCAATCTCAAGTTCCGGGCCTTGCGCCATTTGCTCCAAGCCCATCGGGGCGGCGTACAAGCTTTTATCAATAGCCATGATTAGTCCTTAAACTGTGTAGTAGCGTTCGCGTCCGCGATTTCCTTTGAACCACTTGATCTCTTCCGGCTCGTCGATAGGCAAGCGAATGAAGCCGCCCTGACGGAATCTCATTAATGCAAGCGTTGTGGCATCGACTAAGTCATCGTGCTCTCCGCTGGGGAATGCTGCAATTTCATCCACTAATTCTTCAGCCCATCGTGTCCGGGGTACCCAGACCTTACCCGAGGCAATAATGTCTGACACTGAGTTCAGACGCGCAATCTTATCTTGGCCCTTGCTGGGGGTGTACTCCTGTACTGGGATGCCCATGCTGCGCAGTTCATATATCAGCGGCGCTCCGGTTGCCTTCTTTTCGATCAGCATCCCGTCTGGCTCCCATTGGTGGTACCACTCCAGCACGTCTTTCTTCAGTTCAACCCACTCAACGCGCTTCTTGTAGGTATCTAATAGGACGATGTTAGGCGCACCGTTATCCTCGTCGTTGTCGAAGATGCCCCACGTTGTGCCCGCTGAATAGTCAGCGCGGTTGTTCTTCTCGAAGGCCGTATCCCATGTTTGCAGGATGTAGTTACAGACCGGCGGGCGCTCGCCCTCCCACCACTTCCACCAATCGCGTTTGACGATAGCGGATTCGTTACCCACGGGGTTCTGTTGATACTGCGCCTGCCACTTACTATTAGGCAGTTCTTCACGCAGGGCTTCTAATTCAGTAAGCGACCAGAACTCAGGCCACAGCGGGTTGCCACTAGGTAGAATCGCTGGGAACTCAATGACCGTCCATTCCTCACCGCCCCGTGCCGCTGCTGCTTTTAGCACTTGGCCTGTCAAATCCCGCTGCGCCCAGCGCGTCATCACGATCACAATAGCGCCACCGGGCTGCAAACGCTGACGAGGCCCCGAGGTGTACCACTCATAGACCTTGTCGTAGACATCTGGGTTGATTGCTGCCATGGCAGCTTCTTGTTCGGAGTGCGGATCGTCAATAATCAGGATGTCTGCACCCTTACCGGTCACCGCACCGCCCACACCGATAGCGAAGTAGTCACCGCCCTTGGATGTGTTCCATCGACCCGCCGCTTTTGAGTCTGATTGCAGAGATAAACCGGGGAAAATGTCCGCATACACGTCAGAATCCACCAAATTTCGGACTTTTCGACCAAAACCCACCGCCAATTCAGCGGTATGGGAGGTCTGAATCACCTTTTTGTGAGGAAACTTGCCCAGAAACCATGCTGGCAGCAGGTATGAGGCGAATTCGGACTTCGTGTGCCGTGGTGGCATGTTGATGATGAGTCGTTTGCACTCTCCGCGAGCCACCCTTTCAAACGCATCAGCCATCCGCGCATGGTGTTTCCCCCCAATGAAGGTAGGCCAGACCTTTTCGACGAACTTTAGGAACCTATTCTGCGCCAATTCACGCTGTTTTAGGCGTTCTAAGTGCGTCAACTGGGCTTCTAGCGTCCGTAGATCGGATTCCGACAGCTTTCCAGCAGCTAGTAAAGCAGAGATATCCTTGAGCGACACCTCACTCACTCCGCTTCTCCTTCGTTCTCAGGTGTTTCTTCAGAACCATTGATCAATTGCGGTGTGCCTAGCTGTGCATCCAGATCATCCAAGGGGGTCACGTCCACAATATCGCTATTCAAGAGGCGCTTGATGCGCTCTTTAATAGAGTTCTCCAGCTCTGTGGAGCTTCTGTGGTGAATAGTAATCTCACTGCGCTCAGTAAAGATACCAATATCGGAGTGTTTGCCCAGCAGTTCGAGCGCCTTGATCTCAATCTTAGCGTCGCCGCAGTCGGCAAGCTCAATCAGTTTGTTCGTAATGAAGCTTCGGGCTTGCTGCGCATCCTCAATTGCTTGGTAGTCGTACTTCTTCAGGATTGCTGATGCGTACCGAGCCACACCGGGCTGAGTTACGTGTTGGGGGGTGGTGGTTTTGGACTGACCTTTGATAAGTTCCCGCGCTGCCTGCTCGTCCTTTTCGTTGAAGTCGATGCTTCCACCCAAGGAGTCAATCATGTCCGCAGTATTTGCGGCAATAGCAATGCTGTCCGAGAGTGTCTTAGGTTTCTCTTCAGACAAGTCGAAAGGGATCGGATGATCTTTCGTGGGTTCTAAGTTGATCATGTCGCACCGTTAACACGGGAAGTAGACGAAATTTAACATAGGTGATCAGAAATGCAAGAGGGGGATGCCGGGGGATGAACTCGGAAGGGGGGTTCCGACTTTTCTAATGCGCACTTACGGGAATTCGACGTTCATACTTGACTCACTTTTTGCTTTAACCCCTTGATTCTTACGGGGTTTTGACGTTCGCTGAGAAAAACGCAAGTAGCTAGCTAGTAACTTTTTGGACTTTTTGGACTTCTTCCTGAACGTCAAATTACGGGAACTCAACGCTCGTTTAGTTTGTTCAGGAAAACATCCTTTACGGGATTTCGACGCTCGTACGTATAAACAACTTAGCAGGAGTGTTCAACTAGGTACCCCCTAGCCATTTTGACAATTAGGTACCATTGACGGGGGGTGTTTCTATATAGAGGGGGTGGGGTCTGCGTTGCAGATTTAATAAGGGGGGTGGGGGGGTTTTTAAAACGCGGAATCGAGTGAGCGGATTAGTGTGTATGGGTTTGCCGGAGTCCCTGCTGCTGATTGGGTGTGTACGCCCCCCGTACCCTAACAATTGTTAGGTGTTTTATTGTTTCCCGTAAAGTTGAATTAGGTATTATTTTGTGGTCTAATTTAATCATGACATAACCGATATGTCATCCGGTTAGGCGGTTCACCTAACAATTGTTATATCCCTTTGTTGGAGGATTTATGCAATTGAATCAAATATCGTCGGCGGTTGCCGATATGCTAGCCGAGCGCCGCTTGGCGGTTGCTGAGGCGTCATCCCTTAGCGGTAGCGCCGAGCGCGATTATGCTATCGCGTTGAACGAGGCTTTCGAGGGTTTGTCGGTTGCATGGTTCACTATTGAGCACAACGCCAAAGGCGCTGAGGCTGAGTTGATTCATGCTGAGAAGGCGGCATTTTTTAAAGTGTTGCACGAAAAGCATCACAAGGGCAAGCATCCGAATCCGTCAACGCCGTGGGCACGTGTGCGTAAGGAGGCGGCTGATCAGATCAAGGCGGCTGTACTGCGCGAGGCGGCTGAGTCCGGCGCTGAGATACCGGCTGAGTTGATGGAGTCGGCTGAATCTACCGGCGCTCGCCACCGCAAATCGTTGACGCTGCGGTTCACTGAGAACTTGACCGCTGATTACAAGGCGGGCAAGCGTGCCGAAAAAGATGGCACGATTCAGCAACGCGAAGCGGCTGCGCTAGTACACATTGCAGCCGCACTGGGCGCACTGGGCATCGATATCTCTGCGCTGTAATCAGTAACCTAACCCAGCCGCAAGGCTGGGTTTTTTCTTTGCCGCCTTCGGGCGGCTTTTTTATTGCCTGTCACCTAACAATTGTTAGGTCACGAAAGTTTGTCCAACCAGTTCTCTATGCGGGGGTAGCTTATGCGGTGGGCGGGATCGGGCGCGGTTGTTAGTCCAACCAGTTCTCTGTGCGGGGGTAGCTTAGTTGTGTTATGGGTACTAAGCTGCACGCAGCTTAGTAGTTTTTTGGGGCTTTGTCAAGCGTTATTTTTTGGGCTTTGTTACGCAGTAATGTTACAGAAAAAGGGGCTTTGTTACGTTTTGTTTTTCGTAAGTCCTTGATTATAAAGCAATGTTATATGTTACGTTAATTTTCGGGATTGTGAGTGGCTGTGAGATTGTTTAAGGCCTTCGGCAAGTGCATAACTATTACCATTCGCACAATTCTGCAAAACTCATACAATCTTAAATCTCATAACATTATAACTATATACAATATTTTCTCTGAAAACCCGCGCCCACTCAGCGTTTTGCCTGTTACGTTTCCCATTACGTTTTATCGCATTTTAACTTTTTTCCATAACGCCTTTCGTAACATCCCCTGCACCTTTAGTCACACCCCAACGACTAAAACTTGAACTGAACATAACTTTGTGGTACAATGTTATATAGTGGGAGAGCAAAGATTTTTTCCCGCTGCACCTAACAATTGTTAGATGGGGGACATGATGAGCAATCAGCTAGTAAGTATTCAAGATTATGTCGGTGCTTTGTTACTTGAATGGGAAGCCTTCAAAGTGGGTGAAGCATCTGCGGCAGCAATCGAGCAGTTAATAGAGCGCGTTGCCACTAAAGCAGAAGTAGCAATGTTCGCAACAGAAGGGGAACAAGTGCAGTTCAAACCCCTTGAGCATTTCTTAATCGGGGAACTTAGCGATGGGGTAGAGCAAGTCACCGTTATTAGGTCTGGGGCGCAAGCAACACGCCCCGATGGTAGCAAGCGCATAGTTACTCGCGCTTTAGTAGCAGCAAAAGCCTAACAATTGTTAGGTATCTCACCAAACCCATTAACAGAAGGGAGCCAACATGGGCGCAATCAAAGCCTACTACCACGAGCTACTGGCACGGCACATTGCCGAGCTAGAGCAAGATGCCTACTTCGACCGACTCTATGAGGAGTGGCTGCAATCTCAGCAAGCCTACGGCTACGAAGATAACTACGAGCCGTTCGAGACCCGCCAATGAGCAACGTATTCTGGAGACGGTGTAGGCCTGACCCCGAGGGCGTGGTGTGGACTGACCTGCGCGACCCCAAGAGTAAAGATTGGGTTATCGCGTACCGCGAGTATCACGGCACGTGGCACGTAATGTGGAATAGCCTTTCGCGTTTAGGTAACCCACCTGACCAGCTTATCAACCAAGCAACCACGTCGGAAGAAAAGCTACGCAACGACCTGATGTTGGACTACATATTAACGAGAGGGGAGCCTAACAAATGTTAGATGAGGACACTAAATACATCTGCCAGATGTGCTATTGGGAGCCTGTGCCATACGCCCGAGCAAGGCGGTGCATCGACGAGGAAGTGCTGATCACCTGCGACAAGTGCGGTGAAGCTGCGGCGAGACAAGTCAAGCACACCATCGCACCACTAAACAAAAGCAACTACATGCACATCAGGGACTTAGCACAACTGAAACAACTCAACCCAAAGAGGACAACATGAACCAAGTTTGGTACGTATCGGAGGAGGAGACAGCGGGGTTTGCACCTACGCTGTTTGACACTAAGGAAGCCGCTGAGGTGTATGCGCGGGTGCTGTTCCCTGATGAAACCGAGAGCAAGCGGTACGCACGGATTTATTTCCGCAGGGTGCTGACGATGGCTGACTTGAACGGAGGGTGAAATGAAAAAGACCGACTGGATAATCCTGCGGCTGATCAGGGCTGCGGCAGAGATCGACCTAGCGAAGGCCACGATGGATCAGGATGTACGCAAGGCCATCCTCCACCTACACAAGAAGCACGGCAAAAAGAAGCTCAACAAGTGCATAGACCTACTGAACAAGGAGTGAACATGGATGAGAACGAATGGCTAGCTATTGGTGCTGCGGTGCTAGGCGCAGTGATCGGGGCGGTGCTTGGACTTGCGCTGCTTGTCTACTTCGGAGGGCTAACATATGTTAGGTGATGATCCAAAAGATAACATTGTGGTGATCGGTTGCATCATCCTGTTTGTGGTTTTTATTCTATTAGTGTGAGGGCGCGTTATGTTTGAGACAACAAGGCGAGTGCAGACGCTGCGTCACTACGCAGATGCCAAGTACGCCTACGACAACATCAAGCCGGTGCGGGGCAGCAACGTGCGACCGATAGGTGCGCGGCGTGACAAGCAGTATCAAGTAGTACGACTCGGTGCAGATACAGAACCTTACTCCTACGCTGCTAGGCTTTGGGAAACGAACGTCATCACGTTCCACCCTGATAACACTATCGTCATCGAGCATGGCGGGTGGGCAACGGCACTAACGATGGCCTTCATCCAATCGGTGCTGGGCATCAGGGCGTACCGCACCCGAGGTGCTTGCGTGTACGAGGTCAACGGCATCAAGTATTCCATCAAGGGCAAGGGCAGCAAGTTAGTGCTGCAAGCCGAGGAGGGGAGACTATGCCCGAGCTACAACGTCAAGCAAGCCCAGACCCACAAGCAGTGGGCGGTCAACAGGACTGCGGCTAACAACGTAAGGGAAAGGGTGAAGGGGTTCCGAGACTATTTCCGTGGCTTCATTAGTCTGCGAGAGGAGATCGTGCCGAGTAGGTGGCGAGGTGACGTGGCAATGATCAGGGTGGGCGTCGATGAGCTATGCGACCAGCTTGGGGTGCATCAAAGCCCCAACCGAGCGACATTCATTACCACCGATCCGTTCTACCGGATAGATCAGAAGGGGACTGACCGCCACCTGCAAAAACTGGATGCGTTCTATAACTTAATCCGCAACGACCAGCCGGAGGAGGGGCGGCTAGCTAACTATTACAAAGCAGCACTAGGGCTGATCGCTGGGATACGAGCAAACATCCCCATCGACGGCATAACGACCGACATATTTGAGTTCGAGAGCAAGGGGCTGATGGCTTACTTCGACGAGGTGCTGTTCAAGTACTTCTCGGATGAGGTGTTCGTGCTGAAGGATGTACCCGAGGGGCAAGTGCCGAGCAACAAGTACGACACATGGGTCAACATCGCTAAGTCATCGGGCAACGACTAAAGGTGGAAGTAAGTGTAACATTGTGGTATAATATAATAGTGGGAAATCAAGTAGCACCAAGCCGCCTAACAAATGTTAGGCATAACAACGTAAGTCCATTAACAGAAGGAGCTAAACATGGCTGAAGTACAGTTCGGTAAGACGGTCACACTCGACCAAGCCGAGACCCTTATTCGTACCAACCCACAGACTCGGTTCATGCTGCGTGGTGAGCCGGGCATCGGCAAGAGCTGGATGCTTAAAACCATCGCCGACAAGCTGGGCTATGACTATGCCTACATTGACGTGCCTAACCTAGACTTGGGCGACGTGGCTATGCCGGTCATCGACCACGAGACTAAGACTACCCGCTACTACCCTAACGCTAGGTTCGGACTACATACCGGCAAGCCGATGGTCATCATGTTGGATGAGTTTTCGAAGGGTGCTGACCCCATCAAGAATATGCTGCACCCCATGCTGGAGAAGGCTAACCCGCGACTGGGTGACGTGCCGATCCACAAGGACAACATCATCTTCTTGACGGGTAACTTGGCGACCGACGGCGTGGGCGACACATTAAAAGCGCACACACTAAACCGCATCGTGCCGGTGACAGTCCAGAAACCCGACAGCGACCAGTGGGTGGCGTGGGCGATGAACAATGACGTGGAAGCGGAGGTCATTGCTTGGGTGTCTAGGTATCCGCACGTATTGGCAAGCTACACCGACCCGAGCCAAGCGGACAATCCGTACATCTTCAACCCGAAGCGACCGCAGATGGCGTTCGTATCGCCGCGTTCATTGGTGACTGCATCGGACATAGTTAAATCCCGCGCCCAGAACCATCCGGATGCGGTGATAGCTGCATTGACCGGTGCTATCGGTGAAGCGGGTGCGCGTGACATGCAAGCCTACTTGGAGTTCTCGGATCAGTTGCCGACGTGGGAGCAGACCATCGAGCATCCGACCACCACCAAGATACCGACCGATCCCGGCGCGTGTGCAATCGTGGTGTTCGGTGCTATTGCGCGGATAACCAAAGAGACCATCTCGCCGTTCATGCAATACCTTGACCGGATGCAACCCGAGTGGCAAGCGGTGTTCGCTATCAACCTATCCAAAGCCCATGCTAAGCAACAAGTAGCGTTCAGCAGCAAAGCGTTCTCTGACTGGGTGGCTAAGAATCAGGACTTGCTGTAAGGGGCTAACAATTGTTAGGTGAATCGAGAAGGATTGAGATGATCTCATACGACCCAATCGAGCGGGAGTGGATGGGCAACGCCATACTGAAGAACGCAGTGTGGATGGCGGGGTACAGGATGGTGCGCTTCCCGCACACCGACAAGTACGGACTGATGCGTGACGGTGAGTTCGTAGCATGGGACTTAGACGTAGAGCAGTTCAACAACTACATCAAACTATTAGTAGATGAAAGGGGCTAGCTATGCAAGAAGAGCGTAGGTTGCAGAAGGCGAAGATTAGCCTGATGCGCAACGAGAAGTTCGCGCTGTTCGCTGGTGTGCTGATGGTAGGTAGAACATTCGTGAAGGATGACATACCGACTGCATGCACCAATGGGCGCGACGAGATGTATGGGCGGGAGTTCGTCAAGAAGCTGCGTGACAACGAGCTTGCATTCGTGGTGCTGCACGAAGCAATGCACAAAGCGTATCGACACTTGACTACGTGGAAGAAGCTGCATGATGAGAACCATATGCTAGCCAACGCTGCGTGTGACTACGTCATTAACTTGGAACTGCGAGACCTTGACCCAGAGGGTAGGTTCATTAGCATGCCGGTGTTTCGTGAGGGAGAGAATCGCGGCAAGGTGATGGGCTTGATCGATGAGAAGTATCGCGGGCTGAATTCAAAGCAAGTGTTCGACCTACTGAAAGAGGAGTATGGCGGCGACGGTGATGGTGTAGGCGATGGCTTCGATGAGCACGACTGGGATGGGGCGCAGAACTTATCCGAGGAAGAGAAGGAGAAGCTAGCGCGTGGCATTGACCAAGCTATGCGGCAGGGGCTAATGGCGCAGCAGAAGATAGCAGGACAAGGAACTGGTGGGATGTCCCGCGATCTTGCCGAGTTGATGCAGCCAAAAATCGATTGGCGTGAAGTGTTGCGTGAGTTCGTCAAGACAACGTGCCGCGCAAGGGATGCGTCATCGTGGCGCAGAGTCAATCGGCGGTTCCTATCGGGTGACACATACATGCCGAGTCTGATCGGTGAGAGAGTGGGGCATTTGGTGGTAGCTGTGGATACGTCAGGATCGGTAGGTGTGAACGAGCTGAAGGACTTCCTATCCGAGGTGAAGGGTATCGCCGAGGAGGTCAATCCAGAGAAGGTGGACTTGCTGTACTGGGACAGTTCGATAGCGGGGCATGAGGAGTACACCGACACCAACGTAGCCAACATCATCACATCGACCAAGCCGAGGGGCGGTGGTGGCACTTCGCCTTCCTGCATCACGAAGTATCTGGAAGAGAAGCACATCGAGCCCGAGTGCTGCATCGTGCTGACCGATGGGCATGTGGGCAACGACTGGGGTGGCAACTGGCCTTCGCCTGTGCTGTGGGTGATCGTCGGTGGCAACGACGTGATGGCGGCTAAGGGCAAGACTGTCCACGTGAAGGACTGATATGGGCATCGTGACTAGAAAGCAACTGCTAAGAGAGCTGCTGCCGGGGCTGAACAAGTTGTTCGGTATGGAGTATGAGGTTATCGAGTATCACGCTAGGCGTACTGATGCTGACCCTAAGCTGTGGAAGGTAGTAGAAGTGAAGAAGGCAGGTGATGAAGTGTTGGAAACAAGAGAGCTTGCAACCGACTTGAAGCGTAATCGGGCGCATGCGTTTGTGAAGTTGTTACGAAGCAATCAAAACTATGGGAGCTAATTATGAGCATAGCAAGTAGCGCAGTATTGGTAGAACTGAACATCTCCGTGTGGCCTGCGTCGAAGGTGGACAAGGAGATCACCGAGCAAGTCAACCACGATGCGGGTGCGGTGCATGGTGCAGCGCAGACTAAGAAGAACCTATTCGCTGGTACTAGCATGCGTAAGGACATCGAGAAGTTCGCTGCACGAGTCCGACTGTTTCACAACCAGCACACTTTGCCGTGGGCTGATAAGGGTGAGCGGCTGCTACCGACTGCATTGTTTATGGACTACAAGCAGATGATGGACAACTACGCGCAGACGTTCACCATCATGTGCGACAACTTCTTTACTGCGTACCCAACGCTTGTGCAACAGGCGCAGTCTAATCTCGGGTCTATGTACAAGGCGGATGACTATCCGGATATTGACGTAGTGCGAGAGAAGTTCGGGTTCCGCCGAGCAGTCAACCCACTACCAGAAGCGGGGGACTTCCGACTGGATGTAAACATTGCCGACTTGGAAGAGATCAAGCAGGAGTATTCGCGCAAGTTCGACGAGCGGCTAGCTGATGCAATGAGAGCACCGTGGGAGCGGCTGCACAAGATACTGCAAGACACCAGCAGCAAGCTGACCGACGAGGTGGATAGTAACGGTGAGGTATCCAAGAAGCGGTATCACGAGACGTTGATTACCAATGCACAAGAACTCTGCGACTTGCTGACCAAGCTGAACGTCACCAAAGACCCCAAGCTGGAGCAAGCACGTCGGGAGCTTGAGACTACGATGCTAGGTGCAGACATCGAGAGCATCAAGGAAAGTGCTGAAGTACGCAACGACTTGAAGCACCGCGTCGATGACATCCTGAAGCGGTTCGATTGGTGACATAACAATTGTTAGGTGATTGGAAATAACGATGGGATACCGAAGCGATGTGACGGCGGCGTTCTACGTGAGGGAAGCAAAGCACTTGCCGATACTAAAGATATGGCTAACGGCAAACTTCCCGATGGAGACGTTCGGAGATTCTATACGCTGGTTCGATAGGGGAGTAGTGATAGAGGAGAAGAGTGTCAAGTGGTACGACGATTACGATGAGGTCAAAGCGTTCAACTATGCGGTGCAGAAGTACTTAATGTTGATGGACACGGAAAGTAAAACGCCCGCTCCCGATGACTTCCCTGTGTTCTCCTACGAGTTCGTGCGGCTAGGTGAGAACTACGATGACATCGTTGCTGAGTACGAAGGTGTCGATTGTGAGTGCATATTGGGTGTAAGTCGCAGCATAACGTGTGAAGTATAGGAGGATTAGAAGATGAGCATGCAAGACATTATGAAGTTGTCGAATGTGGTACTGGCACCGAGGATCAGAGATCAGTTGAGTGCGCCTGTGAGTGAGTACCGTGGGCAGTCTAACTTTACCGACGCTGTGTGGAAGCTAGCTACTACGCACCCTTACTGGACATTCATAGCCATAGATGCCAGAACGGTCTTGGATGGGCAGACACTGCGCGTCAATAAGTTCGAGATACGCCACGACGATGAGAAACTAGGCACTATCGCATCTGAGTATTACCGGGGCGAACAGTCGGTTGCTATTACTAGCCGACTGGTAAGGGAGAAGCTAACGCGGGGCGACACGAAGTACACCAAGCATGCGAACGCAGCAATCTCGCTTGCCAAGAAGATGTTCGCTAAACGTACGCAGTCCGAGCAGCTAGAGGAAGCATGGAAACAAGCGTCGCAGACACTCAGCAATGCAGACTACAGGACGGGTACTGATGCTAAGGATACGCTAGCAAAGATACAGAGAACGGTGTTCGAGTTCGTGTGGAATCAAAAGATGCAGGAGTACCGAGAGCATTTGCAGATGCTGCCGAACGGCGCGACACTTATCGATTCGCTAGATAAATACTTAGAACAGAAGGCTAACCACGAGGTTATCAGGGAGGTCACGGCACGTTACCGTGCTGGCAACAGTTGCTTGGTTCTGATGAATGATGGTATATACACTGTCCAATTCAAAGACAAGTTGCCGGAGACGTATGATGATGCTACGTTACCTATGGATTACCGTGGGAAGGTTGGCCTACTAAAGCTGGTAGATGATGGTCAGATGGTAGCTGGCAACGGCTGCCGTATTAGCCGCAACACCTTTGTGCTTGTATTTTGATTGAGGAGATCACGATGCTACGCGATGGACAATTCATTAAAGAAGAGCTACCTAAGATCGGCAAGTTCTACACCCCGCAGATCAAAGAGGAAGATCGTACGCCCGAGGAACAGTTCATGCAGAACCTACTACTAGGGTATCGGGATGAGCGACATTCGTTCTTGTCGAAGGTGTTTGGCTTCATCCTAAAAGTGTGATGGTCAAACTGATACTTTTCTTTTACGCAGTCGTGGGGATAGTTGCGTGTTGCTTCTTAGTTGAAGCGTGGGTTGAGAACCCAGATACGCGACTGCCCTACCGCGAACCAATACATAGGAGATGGTAATGAGTGACGGAATTAACTACCGCCAAGAGATCAAAGAGTTCCTTGCGGCTAACCAAGCAATGCTAGGCGACATTTCAGTGGTGACTACTCAGTTTGGGGAGACCATCGACTTGAACAACATGACCGATGAGCAAGCTAAGACTGCCGCTGAAACATTGTTCATTGTAGGTATGCCGACAAGACTCGGCGCATTGGGGCGCAAGTAATGGATACCAAGTTTTGCACAAGCTGCCAAGCAACGCGTTCGGTAGGGGGTGGAGAGCGCAAGATTACACGTGGTGTATCACGTTGGGTCTGCCGAGCCTGTCTGGATCGCAAAGCGGTGAGCATATACAAGAGCCAGAGAGCCGATGCTGTTAAGGCGAGGGGGAGCGCATGAAAAGAAAACCTACACCAGACGAACAGAAAGAGGAGAGCAGAAAGCTATACGAGATATGGAAAGCAAAAAGCAGCCTGTCTCAAAGTGAGTTTGGAAAGCGTTATGGTGTTGGAATACAAGGGTACATTCATCAATGCCTGACTGGGAAAGTTATGTTGAACCTTAAGTCTGCTATGGCATTTGCTAGGCATTTGAACTGCCACGTGTCTGAATTTAGCCCTAGATTGGACGATGAGATTGCGAAGATTGTGGAGTTCGACACAGACCAAAAAGCAATTATGGCGGGGCGCAGATTGTTTGATCGGAGGAGCGATGAACAGAGATGACATTATCGGCATGGCGCAGCAAACCGGCTGGGACTTTGGCTGGGAAATGACGGTCGAGCAGGTTTGCGAGTTCGCCGCTCTAGTCGCAGCAGCGGAGCGCGAGAGAATTAAATGGGACACCATTCATTCCTGTCATCCAGAGTGCGACAAGCCTGTGTGCGTAGCGATACGTAAAGCTGTATTAGAGGAACGCGAGGCGTGTGCGAAGGTGCTTGATGAGATGGCAGCGAAGGACAAGCTGTCGAACTATTACGTTGTAGCTGCGCTGGCTATCCGCGAGAGAGGTGCGCCATGACTAAGCCGGTGTTCTGTGGCTGCGGGGATCAGATCATGCCGGATGATGGGGCTGAGTGCGGTACGTGCGTGACTGCGAGGAATGCGGTGAAGCCAGAGCCGGTGGCGCAAGTTCACGTAGCCGAGGATTACCATCCTCACGTTATTTGGATGGAAGGTATCAACGCTGCTTGTTTTGACCAAGAGTATTTGTACATAACGCCACCACAGCGCGAATGGCAAGGGCTGACGGATGAGGAGCGAACATTCTTGGCGTGGGAATCAAACAATGGGCCGGAGTGCGTATCGATGACAGAAGCCAAGCTGAAGGAGAAGAACACGTGAAGGAGTTATACGCAGCGTTCCCCACTCCCATCGCGGTGTACTCGATAGATAAGATTCTTACAGAGGAAATGTTTTTCGTGAACCGGCTACCGCGTGTAGCTAATATGAGCAACATGAACTCGAAAGAGAATTATATTTTTCATAAACCGGAACTAAAACGGATAGCGGACTTCGCAACGGAGTGTCTAAATGATTTTTTACAGACCATATACTGCCCATCGACAGACGTGTCGGCGTATATAACTCAGGCATGGGCTAACTACACCACCAAAGGGCAGAACCACCACGCACACAGGCACCCTAATAGTTTCTTATCTGGGGTGTTCTACGTATCTGTAACCCCAGAAGATAAGATTGTATTTATAAAAGACTCCCCACCAGCTATCGAGATGGCTACGCGTACCACGAACGAGTGGAACCAGAACATAATGCCGTTCACCGTGCGCCCCGGCGAGTTAGTTATTTTTCCATCGTCTCTCATGCATATGGTAGAACGCGCTACTACTAACGACACACGAGTTAGCATTGCGTTTAACTCATACCTACGTGGCACGATAGGTGATGCTACACAGTTAGGCGAGTTAGTGCTATGACTACTTTTTACTCTCAGTACGATACAAATGTCATCGGCTGGCAAGAACTGTTGAACAACTTTAATGAGTCTGTTGAGCGACAGGAGCATGTCAGGCATGTACCGCTTGGGTTCTTTGTGTCACACACGGCTGACCGTATGCAAAAGGTTCAGTCATTAATGAAGAAACTCGGATGCGATACCGCCCACTTGTACATGAATGTCAGTCAACACGGCGGCAGCTTTGGCAAACACGTAGACGATGTTGATGTGTACTTCTGGCAATGCCAAGGTAGTACTAAGTGGGAAGTGGAAGGGCACGAGTACATACTGACTCCCGGCGACATGATCTATGTACCAAGGGGGGTTTATCACAATGTCATCCCGCTGACTCCACGAGCGGGCATATCGATGGGGGTTTCATAAGTGACAAAGCTAATAGAGTTCACGACGCAAGACAAGTTGACGTTGGAAATGTTCCCGCCCGTCCCTGCGTCCGCCGTAATTCCAGACTGGTACAGAACGCTGCCTTTAACTGTTTCTGAATGCACATATAAAGATCGGGTTCAAAGCGGGCACAGAACACACGGCACACAGTTTTCAGTTAAGGGCTGCATACCAATACTTGATTACTTGACTAGCGGCTACGTGTTTCGGCTACATACCGACGTAGGGTTTACTGTCGAGGAAGTTAATGGGGAAGAAGTGGTTTGGTGGTACACGGGCAACGGCCCCCAATGCGTGAGTATGCACCATCACGTTCAGCTTCCTGTGCAGATTGGGGGCGTGAAAAAGTCATACATAAAATTTAGTTTGCCTTGGACCATAAAGGTGCCATCCGGTTACTCATGCTTGTTTTATCAGCCGGAGTTTTTGTTTAACGAACACTTACGTTTATTGCCAGCTATCGTAGATTGCGACACATACAATCAACAGGTAAATTTTCCGGGCTATTTATTAAAGCGGGGGTCATTCAAACTTGAGGCTGGCACCCCGTTAATAGTTGTGCTGCCTTATAAACGCGACGAATGGGCGGCAAGCGTTACCTTTGCCGAAAACGCTCAACCAAATTTTATTGCTCGACATTTCGAGCGTGGGTATAAGAAGCTATTTCATAGCAAAAAATCTTTTAAGTAGGGGGTGCGATGAATCTTGGCGTGTATTTAATAAACAAGATAACTGCGCAAGGTAACGTGCGCACCTTCTCTGACAACTTTCTGCTTGCGCTGTTAAACAATATGAATCAACTGTCGCATAAGGACTGCTCTGCTGCGTCTCGTTGGTATGAATGGAAGGTGCTTGAGGATAAACGGTTTACTCAGGCCGACGAGCCATCGCTCCCCCGCCCCGAGCTGGCAGATACATATATGTACTTTAGTCAGGGCTTCATCGACTGCATGACGTGGAAGGGTAAGCCGATACTTAAGACAACGTACGACATGGCGATCCTGCATATGCTGCTATGGGAGCTAAAGCCAAAGACGATCATCGAGATTGGTTCTGGTAGCGGTGCTAGTGCCGAGTACATGAAAGATATGACTGAGGCGTTTGGCTTAGATACAACGGTTTACAGTTTTGATATTACGCCTCCTGCTGCTACTGATCGCATACAGTTTTTACACGCCGACTGCAATGACCTTGATACGTTTCGCGGCGTTGATTACAGCAAGCTGCCCCATCCTTGGCTGGTTGTTGAGGATGCGCACGTCAATACCTTAGAGGTACTAAAGTTTTTCAACGCGTTTCTTGTTAGTGGTGACTACTTGTTTGTTGAGGACACTGAAGCTAAACAACACGATCTCAAGACTCTAATAAAAGACAGTGGCAATTTAATGGTAGACAGGAAGTACGTAGATTACTTTGGCCCTAACATGACATGCGCAACTAACGGGATACTAAAATATTTATGACAATAGCAACATATGGAGAAGCACGATGGTAATTGCAAGAAAAGCTGAGCGGTTCGCAAATGGGTTGCTTGAAATGCCAATGGGCGAGAACGACATAGAGATAGCTGCGGTGTTAAAGCAGTTAGCTAAAGTCTATGAAGTCGCTTTTGACATGGCGTACGCAGACACACATGAGCAGAGCAAAGCCGCTTATCTGAAGATGCTTAAACTGATAAAGGGGGAAGCCAATGACTGAAGAAGTCCCCGCCAAGCGCAAGGGGAGAGGGCTGGGCAAGCGACCAGCTATGTTTAACACCAGTGTGAGATTGCCGATTGAGGTGATGGATTACTTCAATGAGCACCATCCGTATTCTAAGCAAGCCATGATGCGGGAGGTGTTGATTGAGTATGTGCGTCGCAAGACGAACAAAGAAGTTCAAATAGAAACAACTAAACCTACTAACGAAGGAGCTAAGTATGACTACCAAGAAACGAGGCCGACCCCGCAAGCAAGTCCAGCCCCAGCGACTCCCGACGAGTACGCTGGACTCAGCGAAGAAGAAATCGAAAAGCTCGTCGCTGCGCGGTATCACGTCAAAGCGTGGGCCCCAACCCGATAAGGCCGAGACGATACGCAAGTACGCAGTAACTTTCCCCAATATGAGTGTGCGGGAGATCGCCGCTGCTACAGCGTATAGCTATTCGTACATATCCAAAGTGCTCTCTATTTGGCGGGCTAAGCAGCAGGGTGTGAAGGTAGTGAAGTACTTGAGTGAAGCGTTCGAGGGTGAGAAAGAGTTTGGTAACTCGAATGTCGATTTGGTCAACCACCCACCGCACTACACTACCGGTGGCATCGAGACTATCGACTTTATTGAAGCCAAGCAACTCTCTTACAACTTAGGTAATGTTGTTAAGTACATCACACGTGCCGACCACAAGGGCAACAGGAAGCAAGACCTGATGAAAGCACGGTGGTACCTTGACCGAGAGATAACTAAAGCCACAGCACCCTGACCTAACAATTGTTAGGTTGTAAGCCAGCCGCCTTCGGGCGGCTTTTTTATTGTTGACAAAGTCTATTCTCGTGTTATATTGGTGGCCTGAACCATTTGTTAGGAGCCATCATGAAGAAAGAAGTCAAAGTAGACGAGCTAAACGTCAACCTCAGTAACCTCCTGTGCCCTTCCTGCGGTGAAGGGTATCTCCATCAAGGTATCGTCGAAGTCTTCAACCGCCACGAAGATGACGATAACGTCCGCTACACCGTTGTCGATTCCGGCAACGTACATTCCCAGACCATTCCAAACGACGCTTCCAACAACCCAAGTAGCCGTAGGCAAGGGTTGATTATTCACTTTGAGTGCGAACACTGCCAAGATACAGACTTCATGTTGCGGATCGCGCAGCATAAGGGCTTAACACTAATGGATTGGGAGTATGACGATGGCAATGACACCAGAGGCAAAAGTTAAAGCAGCAGTCGTGCGGGTACTAAAGAAGCACGGCGTATATTACTTTTCCCCCAATACACACGGCTACGGACGCTCAGGCGTACCGGACATCATATGCTGTCTGCATGGGGGGAAGTTCCTAGCCATAGAGTGCAAGGCTGGAAGGAACCAACCGACCGCGCTGCAAGAGCGAGAGATACGCGAGATACAACTACGCAAGGGGTTAGCAATGATTGTGCGTGAAGATAGCATTGAGTTAGTAGAGCAAGTCGTTTCAGAGAATAGCCGCGCATGAAAATAATTACCGTTGACTTTGAGACGTACTATGACCGTGACTTCAGCCTGTCGAAGCTGACCACGGAAGAGTATGTGCGCGGAGATAGGTTTGAAACAATTGGTGTGGGGGTCAAAGATGGCGATGCAGAAGCCGAGTGGTGCAGTGGCACCGCCGAGGAGATCAAGGAGTTCTTGGACTCATTCAATATGGGCGAACATCTGGTGCTTGCTCATAACGCTATGTTTGATGCCGCTATTCTTACTTGGCATTTCGGTATTAAGCCTCGCGGCTGGCTTGACACGCTTAGCATGTCACGTGCACTTCATAGCATCGAAGTGGGCGGTAGCCTTGCGGCGCTAGCCAAGTACTACGCATTAGGTGAGAAGGGCGATGAGGTGGTCAATGCGCTGGGCAAACGCCGAGCCGACTTCCTTCCCGGTGAGCTGGCACGGTACGGTGAGTACTGTAAGAACGATGTCGAGCTGACCTACAAGCTGTTCAACCTTTTGTCCCACCAGTTCCCTGCCAAAGAGCTACGGCTAATCGACCTGACCATCCGCATGTTCTCGGAGCCAAAGCTTCGCGTGGGTGTGGAAGGGCTACGTCAGCACCTTGAGATTGTTCGAGTAAAGAAGGCCGAGCTACTAAGGAACGCCGACAAAACTGCGTCGGTCTTGCAGTCAAACGAACAACTCGCCGACCTACTAAAACTACTGGGTGTGGTGCCTCCGCGCAAGGTTAGCCTGACCACCGGCAAAGAAACATGGGCGTTTGCAAAGAACGATGAAGAGTTCAAAGCACTACTAGTGCATCCAGACCCACGAGTGCAAACCATCGTGGCGGCACGGCTTGGGGTGAAGTCAACGCTGGAGGAAACCCGCACCGAGCGCATGATTAGCATAGGGCAACGAGGCCCCCTGCCGGTACCCCTACGTTACTACGCTGCGCATACTGGACGTTGGGGAGGTGACGACAAGCTGAACCTACAGAACTTACCCCGCAAGTCACCCATCAAGAAAGCCATCATCGCCCCCGAGGGCTACATGATGATCGACTCGGACTCTTCGCAGATCGAAGCACGTACGCTGGCATGGCTAGCGGGGCAGAATGACTTGGTAGATGCATTTGATAGAGGTGAAGATGTCTACAAAATTATGGCCTCAGCGATTTATGGCATCCCAGAAGCGTCGGTTAATCCGGATGAGCGGTTCGTTGGTAAGACAACGATCCTTGGTGCTGGATATGGCATGGGGGCGGCGAAGTTCCAAGCACAACTTAAAACTTTTAAAGTTGAAATCGAACTGGAAGAGTGTAAGAGAATTATCGAAACCTATCGTCGCACCTATCCGAAGATTCCTGAGCTATGGAAAAGGGCGGCAGATTGTTTGAACGCCATCATTGGTGACAGAGCCACGGAGTTGGGGCGCGATGGAGTGCTGAAGGTTGAAGGCACCAAAGGCATCCGACTGCCCAACGGCCTGTACATCAAGTACCCCAACCTGCGCTGGATAGAGCGGGAGCCGGGAGCCAAGCCCGAGTATGTGTACGACACCAAGCGCGGCAAAGCCACGATACCCAACCGCATCTACGGTGGGAAGGTAATCGAGAACGTCTGCCAAGCCCTAGCTAGGATCATCATCGGCGACCAGATGCTGATGATTGCCAAAAAGTATCCGGTGGTTATGACGGTGCACGATGCTGTTACTTGCCTAGTACCAGAGGGTGAAGCTGAAACAGGGAAGGAGTTCGTCGAACTATGCATGAGACTGCGACCTATGTGGGCGTCCGAGCTTCCGTTAAACTGCGAAGCTGGATATGGAAGGAGTTACGGAGAATGTTAGAGCCAATCAATTTCAATAAAGCATGGGCTGTCATCAACGCGTGGTGGGCCAAGTCCATGGTTGCCATACTGCTATTCTTTGTCGGGTTGCTTATCGGCATGGTGAATACTGAGAGCCGCATCGCGTCCGACTGCAAATTTGCTAATGCGTTCCGTGTGGACATCCAAGCCTTCAGCTGCCAGAGGAAACTATGAGCATCGTCTGGTCATACAGCAGTCTGAAAACCTTCCAGCAGTGCCCGAGGAAGTACTATCACACGAAGGTTGCCAAAGACATAAAGGAGCCTGATACGAAGGCTACGCTGTATGGCAAGCTGATGCACACGGTAGCCGAGGAGTTCATCCGTGACGGTAAGCCGATTCCCCCAGAGTTCGACTACCTTGAGCCTACGCTGCAAATGCTAGCGGCTATCCCCGGCGAGAAGCACTGCGAGGTGAAGCTGGGGCTGACCCGAGAGATGAAAGCCTGTGACTTCGATGCCCCTGACGTGTGGTGGCATGGTATTGCCGACTTGGTAATTATTAACGAAGAGAAAGGTCTGGCACATTCAGTTGACTACAAGACCAGTAAGAGCGCACGATATGCAGACATCAAGCAACTAGATTTAGTCGCGGCAGGTATCTTCGCCAAGTTCCCGCAGGTCAAGAAGATCAAGTCCGCTTTGGTATTTGTGGTCAGCAAGGAGTTTGTGAAGGCCGACCACGCTAAAGAACAAGAACTACATTATGTAGCGCAGATGCTGCCCGACATCACACGGATCGAGTCAGCACTAAAGACTAACGTATGGAACCCAGTCAGCGGACCGCTGTGCAAGTTCTGTGCTGTTAAAGACTGTGAATACAACAGGAGCTAATCATGCCCTACGTTAACAAGCCTAGACCGTACAAGAAAGAATACCAGCAGCAGTTAGCCAGAGGCGAAACTGATGAGCGTCGTGAGCGTGAACGCGCACGAGCCAAGATTGATAAGAAGTACCCCGACCGTAACGGCAACGGCAAAGCTGATGCACGTGAGGGCAAAGACGTTGCGCATACGAAAGCACTGTCTAAGGGTGGATCAAATGGTGACGGGCTGCGTATTCAACCCGCGACCGCCAACAGATCATTCCGCAGAGGTTCGAATCACAAGGTGGTATCAGAGGTCAGTAAAAAAGAACGTAAGTAACCAGCGAGAGTTAGATGCTTTTAGAAGATTACGAATGGCCTAGGCCATTTGGGTTTGCCCCGTTCGCCCATCAAAAAGAAACGGCTAAGTTCCTAGTCAGCAACCGCAAGTCCTTCTGCTTCAACGAGCAGGGTACCGGCAAGACTGCGTCGGTCATTTGGGCAACCGACTATCTCATGAACAAGGGTGTGCTACGGCGGGTGCTGATTGTGTGCCCCCTGTCCGTGATGCGCTCCGCTTGGCAAGAAGATTTATTCAAGTTCGCTGTACACCGCACCGTTGCTATTGCGCACGGATCAGCAGACAAGCGCCGAGAAATAATCAACGGCAACGCTGAGTTTGTCATCATCAACTTCGACGGCGTGAAGATCGTCAAGGATCAGCTAGCCAAAGCTGGGTTCGACTTGGTTGTGGTTGATGAAGCCTCGGCATACAAGAACGCGCAGACAGATCGCTGGAAAGCACTCCGCGATGTCGGCAAGACGGTCAAAGGGTTGTGGATGCTGACCGGCACCCCCGCTGCACAGTCACCACTAGATGCGTATGGGCTAGCTAAGCTGGTCAATCCGCAAGGCGTTCCACCTTTCTTCGGGCAGTACCGCGACACCGTGATGACTAAGGTAAGTGAGTACACGTGGATACCCAAGCCGGGGGCACAGCAGTTGATCCACAAGATTCTGCAACCCGCCATTCGGTTCGAGAAAGCCGACTGCCTAGACTTACCACCCGTCACGTTTGTTGACCGCGATGCGCCAATGACCCCGCAGCAGACTAAGTACTACATGGCGATGAAGAAGCAGATGCTGATCGAAGCCGCAGGGGAAGAGATTAGTTCTATCAACGCAGCAGCTAAGCTCAACAAACTCCTACAGATCGCTGGCGGTGCTGTGTACTCCGACAAAAAAGAAGTCGTTGAGTTCGACGTTAGCAACCGACTAAGAGTCGTGCATGAAGTTATTGAGGAAGCAAGCCACAAGGTGTTGGTGTTCGTGCCATACACGCACACTATTGCTTTACTGAAAGAATTTCTTGAAAGCAAGCATATCTCTTGCGAAGTAATTAATGGTTCGGTGCCGGTCAATCGCCGTGCCGAGCTTGTCAAAGAGTTTCAAAACAACCCCAACCCGCACGTATTGCTAATCCAACCACAGGCAGCAAGCCACGGCTTGACACTAACCGCAGCAGATACGATCATTTGGTATGCACCGACTACGAGTGTAGAAACTTATCTACAAGCAAATGCTCGGATTGATCGCCCCGGTCAGCAGAACAACATGACCATTGTGCATATTGTCGGAAGCCCAGTTGAGTCAAAGGTCTACTCAATGTTGCGCGGCAATATCGACAATCACGAAAAAATAATTGAGCTTTATCGCCAAGAGATGGAAATTAGCTCTTGACATTGTCCAATGCTGTTGTATATTAGAGGTTCGAAAGCCGCTAGTTTGTCAGGGATAGATGAGGTGGCGGTAAGTAGTGACACCCCGGAAAGACGGGGGGAGGTAATGCAACGAAGTGACCCAAGCTGTGTGTGGGGCAAATAACTACAGCGGCGGGGGCTGGGCTACAACCGTGGGTCTTAGTTTGCTTCTCCCCATAGGTCTCCTACTCAGTGACCCCGCACTATTAGCGCATTGGAGGAAATATGATTGAAGAATTAGATGCTACCGCTGAAGAGGAACAACCCTCTATTCCGTTAGACAAACTCACCGAGATATACATCAAGATTCGCGACACAAGGCAAGCGAAGGCACGTGCTTTCGATGCCGAGGATAAGCTTCTTGAAGAGCAGATGCAGATGATTGAAGGGCAAATGCTCGAAATTTGTAAGAGAAACAACGCAAGTAGTATCCGCACCGAAAACGGCACGGTCATTCGTCAAGTCAAGTCACGGTACTGGACTAATGACTGGGATTCAATGTATTCGTTTATCAAAGATAACAATGCATTCGGCCTATTGGAGAAGAGACTTCATCAGACACACATGAAAGAGTTTCTATCTGAGAATCCAGACAAACTTCCGATGGGCTTAAACGTCGAGCGGGAGTACACCATAACTGTTAGACGTTCTTCGTGAGGACCATATGAGTAACTTAACATTAGTGAACCAAGAGCTACCCGACTTCCTGCGTGATGCAGGTCTCAGTGAATTGACCAAACAACTTGCCGGTAAGTCTGGCAAGACCGGCGTAAAGCGTATCGTGCCAAAGAACGGCATCTTCCGCAAAATCGTCGGTGGTGAAGAGATGGGTAAGACCAGCAGCGCATTGAAAACAATCATCATCCACGGTTCGCCGAATGTTGGTCGTATCTTCTATGCAAAAGCATGGTCGCCTGACGCTGAACCCGCTGCACCAGATTGCTTTTCGAACGACGGTCGCGCTCCTGATCCAAGTGTTCAAAACCCACCTGCTTCGCGTTGCGATAGCTGCCCTAACAATATCAAAGGTTCGGGTATGGGTAGTTCCAAAGCCTGTCGCTACTCGCGTCGTTTGGCTTTGATGTTGCTGGATGATTTTGGTACTGCGCTGGAAGGCGAGGTATATCAGATGAACCTAGCATCGAAGTCGCTGTTTGGTGACAACGTCGGTGATCGCTTCACCTTCGAGAACTATGCCAAGTACCTTGCTAATAACGGCAAGTCTGTTGACTGGTTCATCACCGAGATCAGCTTCAACGAGGACAATGACAATCAGTCGGTTCTCTTTGAGCCGGTCGGTCATATCAACCGTGCTATCTACGACGTTACTCAACCTGCCCAGCAGCGTGAGGAAGTTAAGAAGATGGTGGTCATGACACCGTACCAAGCAGATGTATCAGGTCGCGCACTTGGTATGACTAAGGCAGAAGCTGAGGAGCCGTTTGAAACGGTAGCCCCAGTAGCCGAACCAAAGAAGCGCGAGTCTAAAAAAGCTGCCGAAGCCCCACAACCCAAGCAAAGCCTTGATGCGGTGGTGAAAGCATGGAGCGACGAGGAGTAAGCGTATGAGCTACGGATACAGTCAGCGATTAGTCGAAGCTAATCAACAAGCGGATACTGAATCGCTGGGTGTAGTTTTGGGCCGACGCTGTATCGAACTTGGCATTTCGGTCAATCAAGTAGCGGATAAGCTGGGTGTTAGCCGCGCCACAGTTTACAACTGGTTTTGGGGTTCATCCGTGCCAGACCGCCAACGAAGTGAACGAATTGCCAAGTTCATGCAAACACTAAAAAAGCGTAAGTAATACAAAAAGCGCGGGGAGCTTGCTCCCCATCGATGCCCTTTTCACCCCTAAAAATCTATGCCTAACTTCGACTTGCTCGATCTGGTGCTGCCGACTGAAGGTCGGTATTGCATCATGGGGTTAGGTAAGTACCCAGACCAAAACTTTGCAGACACACGAGAAGAAGCGCTGGAGATTGCGCAGCGTCTCGCCAAACAAAAATTCAATGTGTACTTCGGTGCCGCCAAGTACGGCGCACTAAACAGACGGACGCAAGAGAATGCTCAGCATTTCAAGGCGCTCTGGATAGACATTGATTGCGGCGCAGAAAAAGCCGAAAAAGGCGAGGGCTACATCGACCAAGCCACGGGGATGTCAGAGTTCAAGCGGTTCTGCAAAGCAGTCGGCTTACCTAAACCAATCCTAGTTAATTCAGGCAACGGGCTGCACATGTACTGGCCTCTCACCGAGGTCATCAGCAGACAGCAGTGGGAACCGTTAGCCAAGCGACTGCGTGAGCTTTGCGCAGAACATAATCTTATTGTTGACCCGGCGGTCTTTGAAGCAGCGCGAATCATGCGCATGCCGGACACGTACAACTACCGGTACGACCCGCCTAGCTGGGCCTCCATCATTAGCACCGACTGCCCTCCAGTCTCGTACGAGCAGATGAAGGAGTTGCTCGGTGCGCCCGACCCTCTGCCAGAAAAGCCCGACTTTATTCCAGCAGGGCAGCTAAGCCCGATGATGGAAGCAATGATGGCGAACCAGATCAAGCGGTTCAAGACCATCATGATTAAGTCTGCCAACGGCGAAGGCTGTCAGCAGTTGCTACATTGCTACAACAACCAGACCGAGCTTGAAGAGCCATTGTGGAGAGCAGGGCTGTCGATTGCGTCATTCGGTGTTGATAGTGACCGTTCGGAGCAAATGCTGTCCAATCAATACCCCGACTACGACCCAGCCGAGGTGGACAAAAAAGTAGCGTACATACAACGTACAGGTGGCCCGTACAAGTGTGAGACGTTCGAGAAGCTGAACCCCGGCGGCTGCGACGGATGCCCCAACAAAGGGTTGATCAAGTCGCCTATCGTACTGGGTACGGAGGTAGCCGAGGCCGAAGCGGATGAAGTTGAGGTAGTTGAGGAATCTGGGGTAGCCCAGCGGTACGTGATACCTGAGTATCCGTTTCCGTTTTTCCGTGGGCAGTCGGGTGGAATTTATAAACGCCCGCCCAAAGATTCAGATGAAACTGAGCCGCAGCTTGTATATGAGCACGACCTGTACGTGCTTAAGCGGATGCATGACCCCGAGACAGGGGAGACATTGCTCTTCAGGCTGCACCTTCCAAGAGATGGAGTGCGTGAATTCTCAGTGCCGCTGGCAGCTGCCGTGGTCAAAGAGAAGCTCAGGGATGCGCTAGCCCCGCACGGTGTTGCGCCGACTGGCAAGCAGATTGAGTCCCTGCTGTTCTACGTCACTTCGTTTGTTAAAAACTTGCAATACGCGAACAAGGCAGAAATCATGAGAACACAATTTGGGTGGGTGGATAAAGACAGCAAGTTCATTTTGGGCGACCGCGAGATTACCAAAGACGGTGTGTTCTACAGCCCACCATCGACGCTTACCAAAGACGAGGCAGCACTAATCTACGCAAAGGGTAGCCTTGAGAAGTGGAAAGAAGTATTCAACATGTACGCCCGCAAGGGGCTAGAGCCGCATGCGTTTGCTGCACTTACTGCATTTGGGTCGCCGCTGCTGAAGTTCACGGGCTTGAGCGGTGCCATCATCAACGTCATCTACCCGCGCTCTGGGTCGGGTAAGTCCACAACCCTGTATGTCTGCAACAGCGTGTACGGTGAGCCGGTGAGGTTGGCATCTATCTGGAAGGACACAGCCGCTGCAAAGATTCACCGACTGGGTGTGCTGAACAACCTGCCAATTACCATCGACGAGATCACCAACATCACC